TTAAGCAGCGTCGCCGGGGTATGTGGCGTCGTCGTACTGGTAGAACGATTCGAGGTATTCTTTAGCGGTGACCTGACAGGTTCCGTCTGACTGCGGAGCGATCTCCTCTACAATGGCGTCGTAGACGTGGCGCGTTGAGCCGCAGAACACCAGGCGGATCGGCTCGATGGTTGCCGACGACAGGTCAACCTTCATCGGGTCATCAAACTCGCTCAGGTGCGGGACTGACAGCTGAAAATCGCCTACCCTGCTCGCCACCATCAGCCCGGATGCAGAACCATCCTGATAGCGGATCAGCGCGCGGGGATTTTCGAAAGACCAGTCCAGCGGCTCCGTAACGGTGAACGTTGTCACGCCACCAGCCGTTGTCATCGCCTCCACCAGACAGGAAATCGTGTTGTTACCCGGAATATCATCCGTGAGCACAATGCGATCGCCCAGGTTGTAGCACAGCGCGTCCAGCTCGGTAGTGGTCTGGAACGTCACCCGCTGCTGCAGGTATTTCATCAGGCGACGCATGCCGATCTGGTAGGCGTGATCCTGATTCAGTACCCCATCGAGTTTGTAGTTTTCGATTTTCACTGGCGTTGGATTGTCCGACGTCCGGCATTTAACGGTCTCCTCTGCCCAGGTGACGCCGTTGATGTACGTCACGTCGACGCCATCAAAATCATCGTCGGACGGTACGGTAAATCCGCTCTGCAGCTCCTCCACCATCTCATGCGGAGTGATCACGCCAGTCCAGGGCTTAATCCCTTCCCTGTTTACCGTCGCCAGGCCATCGCTCAACAGGAAGCGGGACTTCCCGGCATTGGCTATCTTCTGCAGCATTTCCAGCGCTGAGATACTGTCGCCCGTGGCGAAATCGAAATTTTCGCCCCGTGGCGTCCAGTACGCGGATTCCAGCGCGTTGATGGTGTCGACATCCATTTCCAGCCCAAGAGAGTTCGCGACATGCAGCAGCGCTCCCGAAATGGTTCTGGCCGTTCCTGAGTCGTAGGCCCGCGTGGCCACAACGTTTACGCGGCGGTCCGACTGCGCCGCCAGCTTCCCGCCCGTCTCAACGGTCACCGCCATCAGCGACACGCCGGGATAAGATGAAGGGCGCGTCAGCAGTCGCCCGCGCAGCGCCTGCCAGTACATACTGTCTCGCGCGTTGTTTGAGCCCTGCTCATTGCGCCGACGGCAGCGAACCTCTACCAGCCCTGGTGAGCTGAGGGTGATCCGCTCAGTGAAACCTAACCCGTTGACGTTTTTCAGCGCATACTCGCCCTGATGACTCACCCACCCCGAACCGGAACCGTAGACGCGATACTGAATCTCCCACTCAACGTGGCGGATCCGTTTTTTGCCCTTACTGTCAAAGCCACAGATGCCGTTCGGGAAGGAGAAATTCACCTCGAATGCATCCACCACTTCATTCTCAGGGCATACGAGGAAAGGCCCCAGCCAGCTCAGCGTGTCGTTAAGACCAGTGGCCTCATAGTCGATCATCGTCCTGGCGGTGAATCCCGGCCATGACTCATCAACGGCACCGGAAACCAGGCGCGCCACCGTCGCCGTCGTGCCGTCAGCTGACACAATCCGGTACTCATTCCCGCGGTGAGCAAATGAAAGCCGTTGCACCCCCTCCGGCATGCCGGAAAAGGCCGTTCCCGTGGCGCTGTTATAGGCAAGCGTCACATTCGCCGTTACCGCCGGGCTGCCGCCGGTTGATGCCGTGCCGGAGGTGTAAACCGGGGCATCACCGAAAACAGCTGCAGGCAGCGAAGAGGACGTGATCGCCCCACCCGCGAACGGACTGGCCGCCTCGGTTATCAGTACAGTTCCGCCGTTGTCCTGCGCAACCAGGCCGGAGCCAGTGAGTCCCTCGGTGATGGCTGCCAGCAGTCCCGACATAGAGACGTAGTTAGCCACCAGCGACACCGGGTAGGTAACTCCCTGCCAGGTGATCGTGAACGTGCTGGAGCTGGTCGAAAAATCGTAGGTGGTCGGGGCCGCACTGGCCTGGAGTTTTGCCGCACTCCCCCCGGCGCCGGGCACTGCAGCCTGACCGGGGGTATATGACGCGATAAACAGATCGTAATCGACAGAGTTAAACCCCAGCGTCACCGGCATACCTACTACCGGCGCGATCTCCGTCAGCAGCGGGCTGGCGATAACACTGTATCCAGCCGCCGAAGTGATCTGGTAGTTAGCCGGGGCTTTCAGTTCGACCACGGCGCCGGCGACCCAGCTGGGCGGCAGCGCGTTATCGTTCTCGTCATTATCGTCATCATCATCCGTGTCCAGCCCGGTAAACGTTACGCTCGAACCGGATACGGTCATGCTGTCTGCGATAATGTCGTCTGCGTCCGGCGACGTCTGGGCCATATCCAGCCCGGTGCCGGATGACGTCCCGCCCACTTCGTTGGAATTGACCCAGTTTTCGCTGCGCTCATCACCGGAAACGTCCGCGCCTGGCGGGTAATGGGTGCTGCTGAATCCCGGTAGCGTTGAAGCTGGCGTACTGCCAACCCGGATATCGCCATTGGTATAAATCAGATCACCGACACCGAGACACAGCAGCATCTGGACGCGCATTTTCGTAGGATCGGCGGCATCAAACCGGGTAACGGGCTGTACCACATAATCCGGATAAATACGCACGCGCCCAAAAACTTCACGAATCGCATCACCCAGTTTCGCGCTGTTTGCTTTAGCGGGGTTCAGGTCGAGGCTCCGACCTGTGGATGACGTATAGCCACCGGCATCAATGTTACTCATCATGAACAATGAATAAGCCGCAGATGCGACGGCAATGCCCACTCCTATCCAGGCAATTGTCGCGGCCTCAAGCCCGAAAGGCACCGGATAAAGCCTGACATCACTATCAGGGCGAATCACACACTTAGCCCACTCGCCTGGCGGAATTAACAGCCCCTCAACCTCAACGGTCAGCGGTGGGACATCCCGATCCTCGTAGCCTTCAACATTTGCCACCAGCCAGCTGCGAATACTGGTTACACCATGCTCATGCGTTTCGAGTGGTTCACCGGGAAGCCGGGACGGGTAAAAACGAATGGTCATTGCCAGAACTCCACTTTGACAAATCGCCGCTTAAACCGCGACAACGGCAGAAAGGTGACGTTCGTTCCCGGATTGCATTCCGCCACATGCAGCAGACCATCGATACTGACCACGATCCCTACGTGGGTGACAGTCGACCCGGAATAACAGGCCACCCCGGCCCCTTCGCAGGGTTCGCAGCGCTCAAGGGTAAGCATCATCCGGCGCGCTTCCCGGTCGAGGCCGCCGTCGTCTTTGGTTACCCCGGCAAAATCGGGCCAGACGGGTAAATTCAGATCGCGGCGTATCTCGTTCACAATGCCGAAGCAGTCAAGTAGCGGGTAGGCTCTACCGCCCTTCTGCCATTTAACAGAACGGTATTTATCAGGGTTGAACATTGGGATTCCTTAGCTGATATAACGCAGTCCGGGGAATACAGGTAGCGTGTAGCGGTAACGTGGCCAGGCTGTATCAAGGATATTCATATAACCCGCGGTAATCTGCGCCTCTGTCGCCGTCCAGTAACCAGACTTGATTTTCAGCGTATACGGCACTTCCGCAGGGGCCGCTAAATCCGTGGAAATATAACGCCGGTACGTCAGCAATGCAGACAGACGGTTAGCCAGCGCATAGCGGATCGCCGTGGACACAACACCATCGATATTGCACAAGGCAAATTTGAGGTCCTGCGTGCCGTCCGCATTGCGCGCCGGCAGCGCAATGTCTATCGTACAGGCGGTAAACGTTACGGTATCGCCGTTCTCCGTCGTTGCCGTGATGTTGTCGTAACCCTGGCAAAGGTAGTGAACATCAGAGCCAATGGTGATCTGCAGCGTTTCAAAGATCACCTCCGGTCCGCTGCTGGCGTAGAGGCGGTTGAGTCTTGTCATGATTTTTACCCAATAAAAAAGGCCACCCGAAGGTGACCTTAAAAATTGGTGTCGAATGTGGGTGTACCCTCACCGGCAGGATCGCTATTCCGCGCTTTATTTCACGCTCCGGCTACGGAGCGGCATGAAGGACTTTCCCACAAATCGACACAAGTGATTATGAAGGTGAAACGGTTTTAATCAAGCCTTGGGCCACTCCTTATTCAGCGCAATATCCAGCAGTGAGCTGCCGACGATCCATTCCGGGTAATTACCCCATGGGGCAGGAGCAAGGGGGCGTTCCCATAACTCAAGCGTCGCCGTGTACTTCCAGTAAATCGGGGCCACCAGCACCGGTCCCTGATATATATCTGTGAAGCGGCATTTGTAAAACTTAATGCCTGCCGGCGTCTGCAGCTTCATCATGAACCATGCAGCCCCGTCAGATAACGCATCACGGAACCAGGACTCAAACGCCAGTCCCTGCGCATCGGTTTCCATAAACCAGGTGATGCTGGCCTGCGTCGGCGTGGACGTATAAGCTCGCCTTTGCCGCGCGCGGCCGGTGATTAACTGGGTACGTTTTAACGGGCTTACAGGCTGGAATCCGTATCCTTCCTGTAATGGCATAGGGAGGCTGTCATGTGGGTAGTTGATATCAGTCATGCAGTCTCCCGGTAAAGTATCTCGAATAAAATTTCACCATTAACCTCAGGAGGATATTCATTTCAGAATAAAGCACGATGGAATCGAAGAAATCTCTGATTTTTTGGTTCAGATTAACGAAGATAAAAATCTTATTGAATCGACACAAACACACAAGGCGATATATTTATCAGCTCATCTTAAGAGCTAAAAGAAATCAGAAAAAACAGCATTATCAATATATTAATTTTATTGACTTTAATGTGAGCTTACATTGTTTCGGCACAGCCCCATATCAAAATAAAAAAGGGCGACGTGCCGACAGGAAATATACGTCAATGTGACTGCTTGTTTAAAAGCAACTCCTGAAGAAGAAGCGCAATAGAAACAAAGATCAAAACCCCACAAAAAACAATTTTTGCAAAATCATAGTTAAACACGGTTGTAAGCGTATCATTATTATATAAGTGATTATGCCTATAGGAATAAGTTGTGTAAATCTCATCACATATTTCAAGAGTTCCACCAACTATCAAAACAAGCCAAAGAAATGAAAACTTCACTCGGACCTCCTTACGTTTACGTCTCCTATTGAAGATAAGCCCGCCAATAAAAAGAGGAATCATAAAAGCTATAAAGTCTTTAAATGTAAATGTTAACAACGCTTCCATTAATAAGATCCTTGTGTTTTCTTGCACCTACTCAGATTGCTAGACTTACCTACCTAATCAAGTCTCAGCTAATGCAGTTTAGCTTACCTAGGACCGTGTCGTGTATAGTTTCCTTTTAGAGCGTTGCCAAAAGCCCCTTGTGGCATGGTAACCTCCTTTGTGAGTTCACCTTTTAACTGCCTGGAAAGCAGTCGATTATTCTGATTGAGTGTAGCGCTCAACTGCTCCGGAGTAATACCCTGGAGATGAAACTCCTGATTAATCGGCGCGTGTACAGTTGTTTGCCTACGGTTATCGCTGTTAACGTTCTGAACACCAGTACCAAACCCTGTACGCCCCAGAGTTGCATCAAGCGGTTTGCCATTTCGAAGTGCCTCAAGCTGAGACACGCCGATCCGGTTCGTTGATGCCTGGTCGAAGACGTACTCTCCTTTGTGAACAATACCCGCTGGCTGATACTTACCACCGGGGCCGGTGTAACCGCCGGAGGCGAATCCAACTCCTGAAACAGCCTGGATATTTGAGACGATACTGGCGGTCTGCGCAGCGATTGAGGCCATAGCGATGATGTTGGCCGGATAAGGCGCGCTAACTGCACCGCTTGCTATAGCCTGCTGGATTTTCACCATTGAGTCCGCGATAGCGAATGCCTTGCTCGCAGCAAAAGCGACCTTGTAGATTGCCGATTGCTCACCAAACCCCGTTCGCATGATGTCGGCGGTACTGTCAAACAAGGACTGCGTGGCCGCAGATATGATGGTGTTTTTCTGAGCCTCTATGACCTGATTTGCATCCGCTGCACGCTGACGAATCGAGGTCATTCTGGCCTCACCCTCGGCAGTTATTTCGCCGGCCTTCGCATAAGCTTCCTCCTGAGCTGCCAGCCAGCGCTGGAGCTCTTGCTGAGCCTGGTCATATTCGTTGATTTGCCCCTGCATCCCCTCAAAAGTTCCAGAGAGTCGCCCTCCTGTGGGTGTCAGGTTTCCTACAACATTACGAACCGTCGAGGGCAGTTGCATATCGGTATTTTGATAAATATCTGCCCGCGTTTTTTCATATTCACCGGGTTTGAGTTGCCCGGTTGCTTTGGCCTTCTCCAGTAGTTCAAGGCGGGTTTTAAGCAGATCGTTGGTCCGCTCATCCTTCGTCTTTACCTGTTCCTGCATCTTCCGGTAATCGTCCAGGGTTTTTACGGAGTTTTGCAGTGCCTCCTGCTGCTTATACGCCTGGAGGATTTCATCTGAACGGGAAAGGATCGATTTCTGGTCAGCGGTGAGCTGCGTTTTAGACTTGAGGTCAGTAATTTGCTGTTCGAACTTAACCCGCGCCTGAGTTGCGCTGTTAAGCTTGTCACTGGCGTCAAGCTGGGACTGCATGGCAGCGGTCTGCTGGTTTATCTGATCAAGCAACCTGGTTGCTGCGTCCTCGGTATATGCTTTACCCTTTGGCGTCTTGGGTGGTTTCGGATCTTTGTACATCTCGTTAATGCGAGAAACATTTTTTGCATATTGCTCTGCAGTAATTGCACCAGCCTTCAGGAATTCGCTTTGCTGCTTAATAGCTTTATTACGCTTATCCGCATTGCTCAGATATTGCTGGTTAACGCGATCTGCTTCCTGCTGCGTTTTAATTCTTTGCTGTTCGGCTTCCTTAGCCTTCGCCTGTCCTTTGGTTACATCCCCCTGAAGATTGGCAACTGATTCGAGCAAATCTCTCTGTTTTATCATCTCCGGGAGGTTGGTAAACCTCGCGCTAAAACTGTTCCAGAACCCACCATCTTTTTGCCCTTTTTGGGCTTCAGCAATATTTTCGTTTAAGGTGGCAAGTTTATCCGTTAGTGTTTGTTCACGCCCAATATTGAGCATCGCATCCCAGGCGCCTTTGGCCGTTTTACCCAGCGAGTCCCATGCACTTTCAAGAAGACCAAGATTCTGATGAATATCATTCGCACGCTGCTGCATGGCATTGGCGTAAGCATCAGTAGCCACCCGTGCAGCATCCTGCTGATTACCTTCATCCTGTAGCGCTTTAATCTGGTTGTAGGTTGCCAGTGTCAGAAAGTGGTACTGGTCGTTAAGTTTGGTAATGGCCGCAACCGGGTCAGCAGTAATGTCGTTGAAATCACCAACCAGCTTATCGGTAGCAATGCCCGTCGCCTCGCTGGTCTTAACAATGGCGGTTGTCACGCGCTCCAATGAGTCGCCAGCTACTTTACCGGATAACACCAACTGATTCAGCGTTGAAGCTGCTGCACCGGTTGTGGAGTTAGCTGCGACCGATACACGGGCCGCCATATCTGCCAGTTGACCGGAAGTTTTGCCTACCAGATTACCAGTGAGAACGAGAGACTTATAAAATTCGTCCTGCTCCTGAGTGCCTTTGTAATAGGCCAGACCAAGAAATCCGACCGCCGCAGCTGCAAGAGTTAAAGGGTTAACCAACCCCATAACATAGGTGCCCACACCCTTAATTGCCGGACCAATACCACCAAACATATCTTTTAACTGCCCGCCCTGCTGCATCAGCACCATAAACGGAGACTGACCGGTGGATAAGCCGACAACAATATCTGTCATCTGAGCCGGGATCATGCGCATGGCATAGGCGGTCTGGGCGGCGGATTGGCCGGTTTTACCAAGGTCGTCGCGAAATCCTGTTAGCCTGTTTCGTGTTTCCTCGATTTTCTTTGAATAAAGATCGAATGTATCGGTATCTACCATCCCCTTGGATTTGAATTTCGCAAGATCCTGCTGTTGTTTATCCAGTTTGTTCAGGGCGGCGTTTACCGGGTCGATACGATCTAAAAGTTCAGAAAGGGACTGTTTTTCTTCATCAGTGGCCTTTGTCACTTTCCCTGCACTGGTGGCAGCACGTTCACCTGCCTGCGTCATTTTTACAAGTGCAGTTGCGAGATTGTCAGCCTGCTTTTCTGCCCCAGAGCTGTCAATAATAATGGCCAGGCGGGAGGTTTGTTCTGTCACGTGCTTTTCTCCGGGCAATAAAAAACCCCGCCAAAGCGAGGTTGGAACTTTTTGAAACTGTCGGGTCTTTACTTCATTGGCGGTAAAACATTATTGCTACGATAATCACCGCAAAGACAGTAATTGCAATTCCAGCGATTAACTTTACATTGACATCAGCCAGCCTATCACTAGCTCCAGTATTGTCAGTGTTAGCTATTATCTTCGAAGGAGTTACATCACTCCCGCAATGCTTGCACTTCACCGCTTCGGAATTTATTAATTCTGCGCAGTAAGGGCATTTGACTGAAGTTCCGGACGCTTTTAGCTTATCTCCCACCAGAGCAATAATGATACCTGCGATGGCTACGAAACCTCCAAATATCATATAATTTTGGCGCGATGATATTAATCCAAGATTGTTAACCCTATAGCCACCGCTTGTCGCTACTGTCACATCCATAAATAGCGCCGATACAGCAAAGATCACCCCTATTACAATCGCTAAGTATCCAATAATCTTCACTTGTCTACCCCATAAATTAAAAAGCCACCAGATGGTGGCTTTATCATTCAGCTTGCGTTCTCACAACCCGGCAGGCTGCGGTCAATCACAAGATTACCCTCAACACGCAGACCAATCTTACCGAACAGGAAGGAGTGGTTAAGTTGAGTGACAACTACGTCAGACAGACCAACTGCACAGCGATCTTTTTCAATCGCTCGATCAGCGGCTGTTTTAACGTTCGGGATGCCAAGAGGGAAGATGATAACCGGATAGCTATCTTCTGCTGTTACACGTTTCCCTTTGTAGAACTTACCCCCATTGAGGTTGTAATTTTTAGTACTCGCCACAGTCAAATCTGCAACACGTACTGTACAACCAGAAAGTAACAGCGCTCCAAGCGCCAAGGCGATGACTTTTTTCATTATATGTTTCCTTTGATTGCAATCGGAAACATCCTATCATCGACTTTCAGTAGCATGGACCACCATTAATAGTAGGTCAGTTGCTTCCTTTCTTATCTGCTGCACGTTTCTGTGCCTCTGCCCACTCATCCCTCCAGGCGTCATCGAGGGCCAGTATCGCTGCATCAAACTCGGTACGGTCAATCAGGATGGTGCGCGATGCCAGGTAAAGCTCGATATCATTCAGGGATAGAGGGAGCGGCACTCCAGCCATGCCTGCATACTTCCTGCCGCGCGATATCATGGCGTAAGCGTTGAGGATCTCCCCAGTGACTGCATCGATTTCAGGCTCTGGAATGGGCGGGAGATTTAGCTTCTCCCTGCGCCACTTTGCTTTCTCGCCCTGTTCGCCGGCGAATTCCTTTAGCCACTTTTGGGCCTCTATGGCTTTTTTACGGTTTCCTGAGTCTGCTGCTCCTTACCCTGAGCAATATTCGCCGCCTCAGCCAGAATAAGCCAGTACAGAGAGGGGTTTTGCTTCAGTAACGCAACACCACGCTCCGGTGTATACGCTACGGCCGTCTCCGTACCATCCACCAGCTCCCCCACGCCTTCCCAGTCTTTCAGAAGAAAGCGCGCGCAATTGTCGATGAGAAGATCATCAACCGAGTCAATCTCGCCCACACTGGCGAGATCGAAAGCATCCGTACCGACCTGGTAGCTCGCGTCCATTTTGTCGATATGGCGCCGCACCAGCGCATTGCGTGAGCGGTATTGTGGATTCTCGCTACTGGCCACCAGCAGACGGAGTTTAAATAGCGCCTCGTCTTCCGGCGTGAATTTCTTTTTACTTCCTGCTGGCTTTTTGTAAGGGAAAAACCAGCGTTCTCCGTTCAAATCAATTTGAGAAGAAATAATCAGCATAAAGACTCCCAAAAAAGCCCGATCCGCGATGACTGCAGAACGGGCCAGGTAAATTAAGGCGCGGTAACGGTGATTTCAGACGTTGCCGTAAAGGTGCGGGCCTTACCGGTGATGGTTGCAGTACCGGCTGCGTTACGCGTGACCTTCGCTGTTTTCTGCCCGGTAGAAACCACACTGGCGATAGTCGGATCCGATGACGTCCACTGGACGGTATCAGTTGAATCAGCTGGCGTAAGCGTGGCGGTTAACGTCACCGTAGATCCCACAGCCCCAGTTGAAGTGGCTGGCGCAACACTGATTGCCGTCGCCGGCACTTTAGGCACGCGCGTAATCGTCGGCGGCGTATTGGCCGCGGTGATATCCAGCTGAACCTGAACAATGTCAGTGCTCCCCGCATCCGGCCAGTCGCCGGAGATCTGCACTTCCGGGAAATCGAAGGTATAGGCGCCTTCAGCGTTCTCCAGGGTGAAGCTAAACGGCACCGTTTCGCCGGTGAACGTTTTTTTGTAAACCTCCCAGGCAGCCTTTGACCATGACAGCGTGATTTGACCTGACGGGGTAAAAGTTGTCGGAATGTTTGCGCCGGCGAATGCCGAACCGGTACCGATGCAGCGCTGAGTCTGCATATTGTTGTTGAACTGAATGTTAAAGGTGTCGACGCAGAAGCCTGTCCCGCCATCAACACCATTCAGCCGGATGTTCGTGACCTCCTTGAAGGAGTAACGCAGCGCCCCCGCTAAATCCACTGGCGTGGTGAAATAGCTGGTATCGTCCCCCTTCGTCTCCCAGTCCAGCCCTGCAAATGTAATGGTTGCAGTGATATCACCATCGGCCGGGATTTCCATCTGGAAGGTGCCAACCTGACAACCGCGGGCAATCTGGGCGATCCCCACATCACTGGCAAAAGTCGCCACGGAGAACGTAATGCGACCATTACCCATCGTCAGCACGTTATTTACCCATTCGGAACCGAAGCAGCTGGCAAGAAAATCATCATGCTGGTTCCAGCGAAACCGCGTGCCGACATCGCCGCCGATATTCACTGTGCCGCGTGAAACACCCTGCGCCATGCGGTCACCAGCGATTTCGTCATTATCATTTGTGTTCTGCGTTGGTTTCAGACCAAATGAAGAACGACGCAGCAGGTTCCACGCCCCTGCTGTAGGCGTGATTCCTGGTGTTGTCTCGCGAATAAACGCGGCTACTACTTTTGCACCTGAGCTCACAGGAGCCTCCTGTTTTTTGTGCGCTACAGAGCGCGATAAGGAATTTGAAGATTGAGCTGTAACCAGCCATCGGTCTCACCCGCCGGCACAGCAGAAACAGCGAAATAACTCAGCTTTCCGTCGTCCTTAAACTCGAATAGCTCCGTTAGCTGGTCGGCCGTTCGGGAGATAAGCAACGTCCCGGATCCGACCGGAACAAACAGCTGAATGATGAGTAAGCCCGTCCTGTGGACGACTGGCCCATCCCCGATCTCTATTGCGCCTGCCTGCCCAGCAATGTTGGTTAGGCGGGCCCAGATATCGCGGTTACTGGGGTCAAATACCGGGCCATTGGGATAATCCACCGCATCAGAGGCAATAGCGGTCTGTGCCGCCATTCGGGAAATGACAGCGTTTCTGATTTCTGTGAAGGTCATTTGTAGGCCTGAATCACACCATTAAACGAGACGGCATAGACGCCTGTCGGCGCCTGCGTTGAGTGGCCATTCTCCAGAGGCACGGAGTAAGGCAAGTTCGACTGGATGTAAATCACCGAGTAGGCTGGCGCCTGGTCAATAATATTTTTGCCATTAAGAAACGTCATTGTCCCGCGCGGATCCGGTTCGGTCGGGACGGAATGATTAGGTTCGCCGATGCTGACAAAATGCGATGCCCTGAAGGTTCCAGCGCGATACTGAGCCGGCCGCCTAATATCCATGCTGTCATTAACACGGACTTTCTTTCTGAGACGGCCTGTCTTTGTCAGGTTGGCAGGATCGGCATAAAGAGATTCGTTCCATTCCCCAACAGCTTTGTTGTACTGAACCGCGGTCGCGTTGATGGCCCACAGCTCCGGGTTTCCTACAGGCGATCGCTGAACGATTTCATTCAGCAGCTGAATGGCGATTGTCCGCTGGCGTAGTTTGACATCTTCTGCCACCAGCCCGGCGAATGCCGCCGGGTCAATGTTCCAGCCCTTAGCCATATCACGCCCTCCGCAGTTGAATGGAGTACGCAGCGCCAGCAGAGTCGGCAGAAGCGGTGATGACCTCGTAGCGCTGAAGCTCACCCGTAACCGGATCCGGTGCGGTGATGATATGCCCGACGGCCGGCTTATCAGTCACCTCGTTAACCAGTGCGGTTAGCTTCACATCACCATGCAGAATGTTAACGCCATCGATACGGCGCAGCTTATAGCGCGCCAGCACTCCACGCCCCGAGTAAGTCACCTGCGTTTCAGTGCCGGTTTCCGTCACCGGGTCCCAGGCACCCCGAACGGTATATGACCCAGTGAAATCCTTAACGGCATCCTGCAGGTCGGTATCGAATGCCGCGGCGACTTCGGTTTGCAGATCGTCACGAATGCCCATTGCACCCACCAATACGCTGCTGAGGTTTAACGATCACTGTACCGTGGAGTTTGCGGGTATAAATTTCGCCATTGCTCTTAACCCGCAGCGGGAGCGGAGCAAACTCTACAACACCCTTTGCCTGGTTTGCGTAAACGACATGTCTGATCGGGTTTCCATTCACAAACACATCGCGGGGACCGAGCCCGTCGCCGGCATAATGCACATATGGATTTTGCATGTTACCCCCTTACCGCCGCTCAATATGAGCATGGATAAAGTCGGTTTTAAGCGACTCCATAGCGCCAACCATCACATAGGGGCGTCCACCGTTATGCCAGCAATCAATCGCGTTACCCTCATCATCAAGCAGTATCACTGCGACACTGTGGCAGCCGCCGTTTTCGGCTCTCTCCAGAGCCTGTTTCAGCAGGCGAATAACCTGGTCGTTATCGAGGTTGTGATGGCTGGGCTTTTGAAATGGGACCACCTTCAAATCGGACATATCACGCCCTCACAAAGAACGTCTGGAAAGGGTTAATCATCCACGGTTTGAGCATATCCAGCGCCAGCTGCAAATCAGGATCGAGTAATTCAGTGCTGGTGGTTGAAAGCTCGGCAAAAGTGCGGGAAACCTTCACATCGTCGGCCTCAACGCTTTTGCTCGTCACCACGCCGGAATCTGTTTTTTGCTGATACAGATTGCCTGCAGCGGCTACGGAAGCGATAAACGCTCCGGCTTGCTTGACTTCTTCAGGAATATGCTCCGGGTCGATATCCTGAAGGTTAAGCGCCGTCATCCAGGTGTTTGCCTGGAGCACGGCTTTAGCCTTTTTGTCGGCGGCAGCCCAGGTATCCCCCAGCAACTCGTCAACGTCCTGGATTGTTATATAAACGGTCATCGGATCCTCACCAAAAGAAACGGGGCTTTCGCCCCGTCGGTTAACCACCCGCAGGAGCAGTGAACGCGATCGCTTCAGTTGTTTTCACCACGCCGTCAACGGTAGCCGTCACCGTGAAGGAGCCGGCCATAGCAGAGGTGAGTTTCACCGTCGAGCCACCAGCAGACCCTGTCTGTGACGTCGAAGCACTGAGTGTGCCGCCTGTAGACGTCCACGCCACAGATGCCCCGGAGACTCCTGCACCATTTCTGGTGTACTTGAGCGAAACGGTCACCGCGTCGGTACTGTCAGCAGTTGCGGAAGTTTTATCCACTGACAGGGTTACTCCCCCGCAGGGGCTTCCAGCTTAATCAGTACGCCTGCAGTGGATTTGTTACTGGTGAAATGTTTCTTCCAGTTCGCGCCGGTGCCGATTTTGGTCAGGTCAGGGTTAGCGCCCTTCGTCTCATCCCAGCTGTAACCCAGCAGTTCAACGTTAACCGTACCCTCTGCGCGATAGCCAATGGCAAGGTTTTCCTGGTCGTTGATATCGTAGGAACGGAAGCCCGGAGCCTGTGATTCCGTTACGGATACCGCGCCGGCCACCAGCCCCAGAATCGCATCAACTGGCATGGTGTCAGTTACCAGCACCGGTTTACCCAACGTGCCTGGCTGTCCGCCATAAACCACCACGCCAGCTTCTTCGTAAATTTTGTTGTCGATAGCCTGATCAACAATGTCGAAATAGGTCGTGGAATGCATAACGAACAGCGCAACACGGTTAAATTTATCGCCGTATTTACGCAGGCCACGGGTCAGCGTTTTCTTACCATCAGTGGCAATATCCGCGGATACCGTCATGTCAGCATTTGCGCCAATGGCTGCAACAAGACCCTGTAGGGCATACTTGATATAACCTTCAAGCGTTGCATCAGCGACGTCGACGCCGATCACCTCGGAGAATTCGCTAACGTCGCGACCCCGACGTTTAAACGCCTCCTCCGTGGTTTCATACGGGCCGTATTTCCACGGCGCCTTAACGCTGACAGATTCACCGGCACCGATTTTTTTACCCGTTACCGGGTCGGTGGAGTTAACGTTGCGCGATTCGATAGAACCACCAACTTTATAGAAGGTGCGCTTGCGAAAATCACCCTCGATCAGTTCGTTGTCAAGAATGATTGCGCCGTTTGAAGCGGCGTTGAAGACTTCCAGATTATCCTGGCGACGCTCAAGAAACGCAGTCTGCGCGAGGTCGTCATAGATAATCAGGTCACTGTTTACGGTCGTAGGCATTGATTAGTCCTTACTTAGGCAATTTGAGATAGGCCTGCTGGCCATGTTTGCGGATGTAGTCCGCTTTGTCGCTTGAGCTCATTTCTGAACGTTTCAGACTACCGCCACCGCCACCGGGTTTATGACCACCAGCCCCGGAGCCTTCGGCGCGCGGGAACAGGTGCGGGGCCGTCTCTTTCAGAGATTCAGCCCACTCAACCGGGGTGAGCGGAGTTTTGCCGTCTTTACCGAACAGAACATCGCCATTTGCATCAACTGCTACGGCCTCGCCTTCGTCGTTGAGCTGGAATGTGCCTTTAGCACGAAGAATCAGATCGTCGGATGCTTCTGGCAGCGCGCCTGCCTTAAGCGCTGCGCTGCGGATAGCATCACCCAGGACACGATCACGGAATTTGTTGGAGAACGCTTCCGCCTTTTCAGCGCGTTCATTAGCGGCTTTGATTTGCTTATCAACATCAGCACGTAGCCGCTCAGTGCGTTTATCCAGTACCTCGTCAATTTTCCCGGCGGCGATCAGTTGCGCCTCTTCATCATCAGAGAAACGCTGGAGAATGGTTTTCACCGCGTCAGGATCGATACCATCAAAACGCTTAAGCGACTCAGTGGACTCTTTGAGCTTACCGAGTAACTCACTATTTTTATTTTTCAGGCCTGAAACCTGAGCACTGACCTGCTCATCGATCAGCTTTTGGATTTCCGGCGTAATCTCGGGCGCACCACTACCGGAGCCACCGCCATCACCACCTTCACCACCAGCTGCCGAATAATATTTAATGAGCATGTTACGAATAAGCATGTTGTCCCCTTGGGATAGTTACTGTGGGCCTGGCCCAATAAAAAAGGCCACCCGAAGGCAGCCTGATTGAATAAGATATGTTAGTTAAAGCCTGGCGTTTCTGAATGCCTGCTCATCCTTTGAGCGCAACTGGTCCAGCGTCAGCCACTCGCCCCTGTCGTTGTAGAACTCATCGGGAGACATGCCGCCATCACGAATCAGCCTGGCGCGCGTTTCTCCGACAATCTCAGCTTGTCGCGTGAACGACTGCCGGGAGAACCAGTCCTGGTAAGTCGTATCAGCCGGAACCTGTCCATCCATACTGGCGCGCGAGCTGTCCTTGATTTCGCCGACTTTGATACCCAATTCCTCGGACGATTTCAGGATGTAAGTTTCGGTGCTCCGACAGCAAAAGTGGATTTTCCCCGGTCCCTGCAAATAAGGCACCTTGTGCCCTATCGGTTTGTTATCCAGCGTGTACTTGAGTCGGTCGCGGATCCGACAATCCTTTGATGTCCGGTTATCCAAAGTAGATAACCACTGCTTACCCTTCAGAATGTCGTCGTTCGCCGCTGCAAAGCTTTGTCTTGCTGTCGATGCAAGATGCCCTACTGCCGTTTTCGCTATGCTGGCTGCATTGGCCCGGCTCATCTGAAGCGCACCATCCTGGTAGCCGCGGTTAGCATGGCCACGAACCTTTTTTGCGATCTGTTCATGCGTATCGCCCAGCAGGAATCCCTGCCGTACCGTATTGGATATGCGCGCCATACGATCAGCTTCGAGGTTGCTGGCCCATTCGCTTAGCAACCGCCCCTGAAATGGACGCCCCATCGCCGCGGCATAAACTGCATCCGGGGAGATGCCAACCAGTGGATGAAGAGCCAGAACATCGTCGGGAATGGCAAACTGGAAGAGGCTCATCTGAAAACTGGCCTCATGTTTCGCCAGCTCCTGCAGCTCGGTAGAGAGGGCTGCATACATCGACTGTATGGCATCCTTGTTTACGGCCCTGACACTGACCAGTAACGCTTCCAGACGCGAAACGGTAAAGCTCTCGGGATCCAGCGTATCGATAGCCACCAGCAGCCTGGCGGTAAGTTCGGCGTCGCTGTCATTCAGAACTTTTATCATCCTGTTGGCAACGCCGGTGCTGTAGCGACTAACCCATATAGCGTGGGCTATGGATTCATCCTGCAGTTTGTCATTCGCCGTTGCCATTATTGCCACCAATCAGGTTAGGCGCGCCGTTACGAATAGCGTCAATGACAGTTTCAGGGTCGTCAGCAGGATCTATCAAGTCAAGCCTCTGCAGAGCTCTGACCATATCCGTGTCGCGAATCGCACCGGACTGCCAGGCATTGACGATTGCCGTTACCATGCCGGATTCAGCGACTTTGGCGATAAACTCCTGATTGATGCTGTAACGGTATTCCTCGCCTTTTATGCCGAGATATCTGGCGCACCAGCCGAGCGCCAGCGTATAGGCCTCCGAGACATTGGAAACGCAAATGCCGAGCACCGATGTGGATGCGGTTTGCTCGCCGCTGGATTGCGTGGCGGTTTTAACCGCGCCGTTCTGCTCGATAAGCCGGGCGCCAAGCTGAACAGAATAATCACGCTTACTGTCCATCGCCTCTTTAGCCAGGGTGTTTGGTTGCGCCTGAGCATAGGTAAAACTCCCCTCCTTCGGCAGCAGGAATGGAGAACGAGAACCGACACGAATTCCCTTATCCTGCAGCCAGTCACGCCAGGCGGTATCAAGACCGGAAATCACCGGCTGAACCTGACCGCAGAAAAATACGCTGTCTTCGTAATCTGCCGAATTACGATAATGGCCAAGGTTAATTTCAACGAGGGCGGCTAAAGGCGACTCGTCGATGGTGGGATCATTATTCTGCGCACCAACGAAGGTAAAGGGGATCTCATCCCAGAAATCCTCACCTTTTGGCTTAGGATGATACTCGGAAGTGACGGAAAAAGAGCCTGCGTCAGCTGACTTTCGCCATACCCGGCAGACAAACTTTCCGTTCTCCAGAGCCAGTTCGCGATACTGGATTTCATCCTCGTACGCAAAACCATCTTCCTTTTCCATGCATTCGCGTAAAACCACCAGCACCAGTTGATCACGTCCATTGATGCGTTTGGTGCGCCAGTTAATGATGCTTTCCGCCTGATAACGAAGGATGATCGCCTCGTCGGTCTCAGCTGCATAATCCGTATAAAGCCCCTCGCGCGCGGCCTCCAGAATATTTTCTGTAACCTGCTGGGACTGCTGATAAATGCTGGCACCAGCACCATCGGCGTTGTCACGAAGATAATTAAGTTTATCCGGCGCGGTCATGGTCGGGTCTTTTCTGAATGCCAGCCCCAGTAGACCCACTTTTGTATTGCCCGTTATCGCGTAGAAAACGGCGCGCTGAATGTAATCAGCATTGCGCTTTTTATTGCGTGCAGACTTATCGGACGGATCCAGAAAAGGGAGGTATTCATTCCCGGCGGCCTTTACAGCATCAGCCCCTTTGCACACGTCACGAATTTTTTTCCACACGGGCATCGCCGCCCTGACCTCAGGGCGAACATAAGTAATATCGTTATTGGCCATCAGAATGTCGTGTCCAGTGAAATAGAGAATGCAGGTCGAACGATTGGGAATTGCTTCACAATGAAGTAACCGGCGCCATCGTTGGGGTGATCGTTATCGCTCTTTTTATCCGGCTCGCCGTTTTTATCCCACACCTGTTGTTCCAGGCAGTCGGCATAGACCGGGCAACGGGCCACATTCACCTTGTACCGACGATCACCATTACCATTACAGAACATGGCGTTCATGGAGTTGATGCGGTCCTTTACCGGCGGGTTAGCATCATCAACGATGACGTTAAATCCGGCCTGCCGGAGCTGCTCAATATCTGTTTTGCTGGCGTTGTTTGACTTCCTGGAATCACCAGAGGCATCCGGATAAATATAAATCTCGCGGACCTTGCGGTAGTCTCCGTCGGCATACAGCCAGAAACGCTCCTTGATGATGCGTATCATGTCGGGCGTATCGTAAGCGTTGATAATCTCGGTTACCGCGTGCGGTAAGCCGAGCCGCAATACATGGACGATCCCTGCCATCTTCCCGACGTTGAAATCCATCCCGATATACAGCGCTTCACCTGGCTGCTCTTCCTCACTGGAATTATTCAGCACCCTGTCGAACTGATGATAAATGGTGCCGCTGGTCAGGTTAGTAAACTGGCCATTCAGATATGCTTTGATCAATTCCGGCGGGTAACTCGCCAGGAGCGAAGGAATATAGTCATCCGGCAGGTTCTTTTCGTTGTCGAATGTCGAAGCCTGTACCAGACCATACATCGACCTCAGTTCAGGCTTTTCCCTCACAGCCTTAACAAACTGGTTATAGACGAACTTAAATCCTTCAGGTGTGGTGGTCACGTCAATGCCATTACGCAGACCATCAACCTTATAACGCATACGCGCGATTATTTTTCGCCACGCCTGACGCGCCTTATCCGCTTTCAGAACGTCGAGTTCATCCACCAGCGCATTGCCGATTTTAAAGCCTACTATCGTGTCGGGCTTTTCCATCGACCGACAAATTGTCGTGCCGCGGTACTGGCGCCCACTGTAGAAATGGACCTCTTTGTTGCTTTCAACGATTTTGACTTTCAGTCCCCAGTCGTGAGCAACTTCTTCCACCGTGGGGTAGAAGATATCGCGGATCTGAGGATAGGTCGGGGCAAAGTAGCCCTGGTTTATTTTGGGGAACTCCCAGAACCCTTTGCATATTCCACCGCAGCCAACCCATGTCTTTCCGGATCCAAAACCAGCTACATAGGCTTTGAACTTCTGCTGCATAGCCAGAAAACGAGCCTGGGGAACGTTAAGCGTCGGAGCTATCGCCATCCTCTTCCCTCACTCGCGCATCGACTACGTTGATATTGATCGCAACTGGCGTTGGTTCGTCATCTTCCGGGTCAGCGGCCAGCTCTTTACGGAGCTTGTCGATCTCCAGCTGCCGGCGCTCGATTTCAATCTGCTGTAGACGCTGGGTGAACTCACTGTCAGCCAGGCCGAGACGTTTCATCACCGCCTCGTACATTCGCTCGCGGCTGATAGCGGTTATCTCCACGCCATTCTTCCCGAGCTTAACGCCGGAATAGGCAAGCGCAGCATCAGGCGCCAGCTTGCGCGTATCGGCGAAGAATGGCTGGCCGACGCCATCACCATTGCAGCGAGGACATTCCGGGTTAGGTGCGCTGGTGTGGTTGTAACCGTAGCCGCCATCATCCAAAGGCTCTCGACGTTTACGCTCAAGCGCTTCAAGCCGCTTCTCTTCGTACTCCACCGCATCGCGCCATTGATACTGGTGACCGAAGCCCCAGCAGTAGCGGCAGCTCCCGCGGCGATACTGAGAAAGTTGGTTGGCGTCGAATGTTGCCAGCCGCCACATCTGCTCAAGCACTTCATCAGCGCTGCCAAGCGTGCGCACAATGGATGCTTTCTGCTGCTGCGCAATGGCCTGCGCAACTGAAGTTTTCTGAAGCAGCTGATAGCCAATTTGTTCAGCAGTCTTCTTGCTGTACCCGGCACGGATAGCGGCCTGCGTGGCGTTGTGGTCCTTCAGGTATTCTGCGACAAATAAACGTTGCTGATCGGTGAGGCCATCATCATCCACCAGCTCTTCTGCGCACTTTTCCTTTTGCGCAGTGCGCAGTTTCTTCTGCGCAGGTTTTTGCGCAGTTTGCGCAGTGGGTTTCTTGATGTATCGGCGGGCAGTAGCGTAATTCAGTCCCTGCGCTTCACACCAATCCTTCGGTGATACGCCGGTTGCGGCATGATCGGACAGGAACCGTTGCTGAAGCTCGCCCCAGTCCGGTTTTGCCATGGATTATTCCTATTTAACGTGAAGGAGAAAAAGGAATTACTGATTCTCCATAAAATATTCACTTTTATGTTTTGGAATTAAGGCTCTTTAGTTCAGGAGTTATTATGAAAAGAATTATGCTTGTTGTTTTTGTTATCTGTGGTGCGCTGTCTCTTTCAGGATGCATTTTGCCTCCGGGAGGCCCGGGCGGCGGACATGGTGGTGGTCCTGGCGGCGGGTTCTCACATGGTCCGGGTTTGCGTTAATAACAGAAGGCCCTTTTCAGGGCCTATTCGTATCAGTTGGTATCAGTCGATACCTCCTTTCCTGAACGAAAACAATACTTCCATAGGCACCAACTGTAATGCCTTAGCTGGCCTGCTCAGCTGCGGTATCAAACAGCGCCAGCGCTTCGGTCGCTTCCTGAATCGCTTTACGGGTCTTCGAGACAATCTCACTTTCAGTGAAGACGCGATCGAAAGAGTCAGCGAATAGCTCAGCTTTCAGATTGCTATCACCAACCCAGTCAATGGCCAGCTTGGCCGCTGCGGTGTCGTAGTTAACTTTCTTGATGATATCCAGGCGGATTTGCTCGGATGTGGTGATCTCTGACATGTCTTACCTCTGTGCGATGTGGGAAATATTATAGAAACCACTCGGCAGAATAGCTTCTGTAATGCTTTCCCACTATCCGAGGGAGTCACTCTTATGCCCTTGAATTGCTGTCAACCGTCATTGCGGTGCTTGTCGCAGCAGCCTGAGCGGTCCGTAATTATGCTTGCACATCCGCGCTTACGACATGCGGGGGAATTAACGGTGGCATTGGTTACTACTTAGCATTCGAGGCGCAATAAAAAGCCCCGCACAAACGGGGCTGTAGATTCAGATAAATGGTTTGGCTACTGGTAGCTATCTGCAAAATGCCCTTCGATCTGAGATCTGACATCAACAGCTTCGTCTAACTTTAAGGAATCATGGCCCTTAATATGGAAATGAGGCTCATATGCATAAATCGTAATAAACGCATATGATCCTTCATCTCCTGAAAAAATCTCATATTTGACGCGAGAAAGACCGGTACCAACTAACATGTATGTATCCAGAAGCTTATGGGTATTCATCATCCATTCCTTTTCCTTTAAAAATCCTTATCAGCATACATGAATTCGATGGATGACGGCAGCTATGGATCCTTACAGACGTCGAAATAACCTCAATATCAGAGAGTCAATACCCATGCAGCCCCCCAAGAATGCCAAAAAATAAAGCGGCAATCAGCCACGCAAGCGCAGCCTTCTTCATTAACACTCCGTAAAATGCTATGGACATTGCCAGACACAGTGTTATAAAAACTGGCCACATAGTTAATAACAAAAACAAATAACCAAATAATCCACTATTAATAGTTATATTCACTACTGACTTAACCCTGACGTTCAAAATATGAACTGCATCTCATGACAGCATGCAATCTGCTTTTCCTGGTGAACTATAGCATTATCTATGGCACTCAGTGAATGCTCGATTCCTCAGTTGCTGAACTCCGCTAATTGATACACGCCCGCTACGCTTGTTATATCCGAAATGTTACCTAAACTAACTTATGACTTTGCTCTGCCATGACAAAGTCTGCCGTTCTACCCGTGAGCTCAGGGATGAGCCACTCTCAAGCCTTCTAGGCTCTCAGTTTTATTCTCAACCAGTAGATAATAAACCAACTATGTGGCTACAATCCGCCATTGGCTGGCTGTTCAGCACCCCGTAGTTTTGGGATTTCCTCCACGGGGTTTTTTATCAGGCTTTAACCCGATCTTTCGGTTTAGCATTATCGAAGCCCCTAGCTCAGGAGCTTCTGTAATGCCTACTGCTGGACCCTGTGTTCGTAACGGGAAATGGTCTTGCCGTTTGCGTTCATCACATAGGCAACCTCTCCCTGCTTCAGGAATACGTTCTGGTCCATTCCCGATACGGCAATACTCTGCTGGTTGGGGTTGAAACCAACACTCAGGCCACAATGGATTTCTTCGCCACCATCTGGTGACATCACTTTTACTGTTAACATGCTTCTTCTCCTGCTTCTGGTAATAAAAAGCCCCGCTATTGCGAGGCCTTGGTTAGTCATAATTTCGGACAGTTGGCCTGTACCGATTTGTTGTGCGCCAGAATGTCACGCTTGGTCTGCATATCCAGCACGTCGATATCGTGGTCGGTCAGGTAGATGATCCGCACCCAGCCGCAGGCCGTATCAACGACTACCGGGGCGGGTAAAGTGCTCGCGCAGCTCCCGATCAACATCGTCATCAGGCATATGGCTAACAGTCTGCTGTACATCACTGGCCCCTTTCGTGACTTCAGCACGGCGTTCTGCCGCGGCGACAGTAGCAGCGGCGTTTTCTTCGGTACGCTGCTGATCGGCTTTGGCTTCCGCCTTACTGGTACCGCGAGCGTGACCAATGCCAAACGCGCCAGCAATAGCGCCCAGGATGACGACCACCAGTCCCGCGATAATTTCAAAGCTCATTGCTGCTCCTTCAGTTCGTCGGCCTTTTCTTTCAATGCTGGCTGGCGTACGTATTGCGATAGTACGGCCAGCACCACCAGCGCAGGGCTAATCAACGCAACGATGTTTGGCGGCAGGATGTTTTTGATATCCGGCGGCAGCACCGCCCAGGCGTGCAGCGCAGCATCCGGGAACGACTGCGCCCATACACCAACCAGCGCGCCGATAGCTCCCAGCTTTACAGACCACGTTTTCAGCAGCAAGCTGGCATGCCCTACGAACTCCAGCCGGGTATATTTGCGCAGAAGTAACAGAACGAGCACAGCCACCAGCACAAGCAAAGCGAAAATGATCATCTTCACAGGACACGCTCCTTAACCCAGCCGTAGAGAAAATCCTCGTTGGCTTCGCGGCCCTCCGCCAGTTCGAGGTATCTGGCACCCTGGCTGCAGTTCAGCGCACGCAACAGAACCTGTTCACCCTCTTTCCCGCGGGCGGAAAGGTATCCCTTAAGCGCGGTGATGGTTCGGGGACCAATGGCGCCATCCGGAATCAGATCGGGATACAGCTTTCCGCGCATATTCATTGCGGTCAGCCAGCGCTGGAAAAACTTACTGGCTACAGATGGCCCCATGTTCACGCCAGTGTCGCAAAGCTCATCTGCCAGTAACGTAGATAGAGCTGCCACCTGGTCAAACCGGGGGCCGGTCCAGTAATCGCTCAGCAGGATTTGCTTTGCTGTTTCCCTGGGCAGGTTCCGCATATCACCGGTGTAGCCATGTGCACGGGCGGTGGTCTGCGTGATGCCCCAGCGGGTCGGCCCGCCTTTATCCGACGGATGATCGACATAACCAACCTCCTTGCCGAGGATCCCCTCGATAATCTGATCTGCTGTCATGGCGCCTTAACTCCGGTAATGCGTTCCCAGAAATAGGTCAAAGCAACAGAACCCATTGCCCCGCTAATTCCGGAAGTGGCCAGTATCATGTAAATGCTCAGTCCGCTTTCAATGCTCACCAGGCCAGCAATAACGCCGGTAAACCCTGAAACCACCATTTGGGCAAGAGCATTGAACAAGCTCCATGTTGCCTTGCTCTGCTTCACATCTATCAGGTAGCGGACAAGTCCACCCCAGCAAGCAATGATCAGCAGAACCAGCCAGGACATCCCGGCAATGCTCTCTTTGTCTTGCATACGTTTAGCCATAGTTACCGCCTCCGATGGAAGATCGGGAAGCTGTGTGTTTGAAAAGGGTCAGGCCCGTCAGGCTGGATTTAACAACGAAGCGTGTCGATGATGATTCCTGCGGGACCTGATAATAAAAAAGCCATGCAAATGCATGGCCTTGTGATTTGAATCCGTTATTTACAAAATGTATTCGAGACAGTATCTTTCGACTTCCGGACAAAAAAACATATACCGGGACAAAATCTAAATGTAACTGCCTTGCCTGCATGAAACCATGCGGGCTTTTTTTTGCCCAAAGAAAAAGCCCACCGAAGTGGGCCTTACAGCTATCATCATTTTTTATTAGGTGTGGTGCCGGGTGCCTCCCGGTAAGTCGCCGCCAGTCCACAGACGACTCGCAATGCGCAAAAAAACATATCAGACTGGCAATGCCCCTCCGCATAGGGGGATTCACCACACCAGAAATTTAACATTCAGTCTTTCTGGTTTCAATACTCTGCTTGTCTGAGGTATCGGCTCACCATAACCGCCCAGCCTGATGTTATCAGCGTGTAGCGGCTTGTTTTTCTCTTTGATAAAATTGATTCGCAAATGATTAAAACATCAACTGGTGAAAATATGAGTAAGTACTCAGACCTTTTACAGGTAATCAAGTCCCGGGTTTGTCAAAATAACAACTTCCCCCAAACATTACTGGCAGACTCACACAGTTACAGAGCCAGGCAGGTTTGGTATCGAATAGGACAAATATTCACTCTTGAATGTATTCTCGATGAGTACAGGAAACATTTTTCATCGGATTATTATTATCTTGATAACGATAAGGCTCTTCATCACCTTATCTTCGAAATGACCAAGTGGAAACCTGAAGAGATTAGAAGACTCTCGCTAAACGACTGTCTCTTTATCATTGCCAGTCAACTAAAGCCCAGTTATATGTCAGAAGATGCTGCCGCTGTCCTGGCGTCACTCAATCTGCCGACTGGCCACTATCCTGTTGAGGATTTTCAACAAGAGGACTGGGATCCCAGGGAAAACTCAGTATTCCTTCAAAGCTACCAGTAGCGACTCGCCCAATCTCCGCAGAGATCTGACTCAGCCGCTCCTCAAGAGCGGCTTATTCTGCTATCAGACGGTTGAAGTGGGCAAGATAGATTTTCTGTTGCCCAAGCCAGTCTTCAAGCTGTTGAGCGGTCATGCCCGGATTAAAAAAATATGGCTGCTGCATCGCTTCCCCCAGAAAAGCAAAACCCCGCCGGTTGGCAGGGTTCAGAATCAGTTTCATTTGGATGTACGTATCCATGATTAGAAGAATACAGGACAATTTTATGCAAAGTCAACTCTATCGTGCAAAAATTTGCCGCCATCTGTTTCGATCACATCAATAAATGGTCGCCTTCTCAAATTCAGCCGCTGCCTGTCTCTCTCCTTTGTGAAGCATATCCACCAGCCCTTCATAGAACGGCTTCCAGTTGCGTGACCACGAAGACTGATGGAGATCCGGGAGACGCTTCAGAATGGCGCGGTGTACCGTCGCAGAGGGTACAACAGAGAAGCCATTACCAGAGCAGCGTTCACATGTTTTGAAAACCGGTGCGCCAAGTTCTTTGGTCGCTTTGCGATCTAAGACCTCCCCTTTACCACTACACCTGCATCGCGCATGGATCACTTTCTTTCCTCCGCAGACTCCACAGACCCTTTTCACCAGTTCATTTCTAATCTTTGGGGCCTTCACTTCGACACCGTCAGCATCGAAAATACCGGGGTGCTTAATTACATCTTCATGGCGGGAAATAAAGCCGGTACCGCTGCAGCTTTGACACGTTGCTCTGGTGGCCGCCGAACGTGAGTATTCCGCAAAGGCAAATTGCGCCAGCGTCAACATGCAGGCGCCGAGCTTGTCACCAGCGGCTTTGCGGACATTTTTAGGAGCGTTTTTGATGGCAAACTGCGCCAGCGCCTGAATTGCAAGCTGTTCGTCCGTTTTGCTGATACCAGCCTTTCCGAGGAAAGCGGCAAGGCCGAAGCGCGCACGACTGCTGGTGGTACCGATGGCCGCCATAACATCTGTTCCGGTCAGTCGATTCGGCGATGTGCTTTTCACGTCGTCGCTGATATGCATCCCCTGCGGGCTGAAATGCTTTAACGATGCTTCCAGTTTCATGCGGCCACTTCTCCGATATCAGAAATTAAAATTTGTCCGGATTCACCCCAGACTTTTGTTACACGAAAGTCCCAGATATGTGCGTCATCAGTAAACAGAGCATCCATCAGCGCTTTGATCATGTTATCGGCGTCTGGTTTCTGCTGGTGTGCCTGTCCGTTCATCGTTACTCGCTTCTTCTGGCTCCAGCTCTTTGGCATGGGAACCACGAAGGTTATGTGTCCGCCCTGCTCCGGCATAGCAACTTTCTTCAGACGGACCTCATCGCAGAATGCCCGGTAGCGCATTACCGTCGGACGCTGCTTCCACTTATCAGCTCTGGTCATCCTGGGTTTGCCGATGGGCGTGATATGGTAGATTTTCATGATTTAATGAGTCCCTCTTTCCGCCAGATTTCCAGGGTGCGCATTACCCCCTCCGCGTGCATCAGGCGCAATTCGTCGTAGGTGAAATCGGTGGTTTTAGTTCTGCCGTCGATTACGTCATGGCACCCGTTGCAGGCGATCGCCGCCTGAGTATCGTCAGGCTTGCATCCTGTGCCGCACGTACCCGCCAGGCGGTAATGCGCCAACACGCTGGTTTCCGGGTTGCCGTTGCAGTAACCAGGGATCCGCACTGTACATTCGCGACCTCGGGCCGCTTTGCGAAGGTTCGCCATAATTACCCCCACATCCTGTTGCGCCAGCGAGAGTCTGGCCGAGGCGGATTTTTGTCCTCCACCAGCTGCACGCTGACGGTCCATGTCATAAAGTCAGGGTTTAAGCTTCGTTCGACCTTTACGCCCCGCTGACGATATCTCGCTACCAATTCGTCGGCCTGCTGCGTTGTGCATTCGAGATGGTGAAACCATGAGTATTTCATCAGCATCACCCCGCGAAGCTTAAAAGCTGGTTGGCGGCGTTCTCAGCTTCCTGCAGGCTGTTGAAAGAACGAGAGAGGATCCACCGCCAGAGAACATCCAACGATGCTTTGTACAGTTCCTGGAACTCGCATTCGTCCATGCTTGCGAAAGAAATGCTGCGAGGGTGTTTTTTCAGCGTGCCGTCCGGCAGCTGTATGGCATCATAGTGGCCGGCTTCAACGATGACCCACGCCCGGTAAGCATCGAAGGATTTGCAAATACTGATATAGCCGGATCGCTTCTCGGCTATTCGGTCGAGATATTGCCCGGCGGCATCAAGTAACGCCGATTCACTCCCGCCATATGCAGCAAGGTATTTGGCATAACCTGTGATAAGCCTGCGCTCGTTAGACGAAATCGCCCCACCGGTAGGTTCCCAATATTCAAAACCGAGATTGAGTAAAGCAAAGTAACGGCGGTGAAACGCCGGATTGCGGACAAGCTTAAAATCGGCCTCCAGAACGGCGCCGAGCTTGCATTTTGATTGCAAGAAATCGCTGGTCTCCTGCGTGGCAGGGATCAGTAAACCTTGTGACTGCTTTATTAAGTGCAATTGCGCCATGGTTTCTCTCCGTGGCGCAGTAGGTCAACGGTTGTTCAGGCCGTTGATTTCATATTATCAGAAGGCGGGATAACCCGGTAGCCGAGGCGATGAAGAAAACTGGTCATTGCGTTGAGATTAAATACTCCCTCGTCCTCAAGCAGTGGTCGCATAGAAGTCATACCATTTGCCGTGTATACCAGAACCCGGCCTGCTGCCCTGATGCTGCCAACAACTTCACCTGTAGAACGTTTAACCAGATCGTAGTACTCATCACTCTCATTGCGCATCCCTACCTCCCGGAAGCAAACCATATACTGTGTTTTTATACAGTATAAATTAATGTTAAATCACTTACATGTGAAAATTTCACGGTAGCGGAAGATATGATGGCAGATGAAGATCGTCCTACAAGCCCCTATTTTCAAAGGAGATAATCAAAATCGAAACTTTGGTGCTTTTGTTTATTTTTACCGGTTGACGGAGGTAAAAGCTTTGCACGTTGGCCAAAGGCATATTTTGTGTGTTGTACAAGTCCCTATTTGATCAATGCAGTGATGAAATAGCAAAATATGATATTTAATTAAAACAACCGAAGATTTTGCAGCATTAAAATCCAAATTATTTGGAAATATCCATATGACATATTGCACCGCCCTTCTGACAAAATATGAGTAATGGTTAATGACAAGGAACAAGTGTTAATAAAAACCGGTGCAGATTTGGTTAATTAGGTGAAACTTCTGGTGTTCTGCTTGTCCTCCTCCTGATAGTGTGCGCAAGGACGAAAGCAGTCGCTCATCACAGCAAAGGTGGAAGTGAAGCTTAAGAAATCGTCGGAGTAAGCGAGACCAGTATTTAACCTTACTAAACCTCTGGATACGATCTAGGTGAGCCTGTCTGTTCCATCAGCTTGTACCAGTCGCCTAGAAATGACGACCGACTTGAGCAGCACTTACTTAGTTACGGCAGGATAAAAGCCCGCAGAGATTAAACGGACTGATTCAATGGGAGAATCAAGAAACATCAAGAACGACAACACAGTAACCGGGCTAAATATTATGATCATCGTCACAAAATAAATACCACTAAATATAGGAATTTATTCTTCTGACGACTATATGTGGTTGAAAGGTGTTATGATACACGTATTTACTTTCAATCAACATAGGGTGTAGAAGTCACCTAGGATTTGAAGGCTGCGATCACATTATTATGGCGGGTTTATTATATGAAATCAGTGTGGTGAGTTAATGGTTAATAAAAATGTTGCTCATCATTCGCGTAAGTTTAATCGTCATATCTACTACATGAAGGGCATTCATCACAGCCGCAATATTCCAGATAAATCGACTGAATAGTATCCGTCATTTCTCTTCTGTCGGTAAACGTCAAGCCCCCGGGATTGTCTGAAAATAGCTTATTAGCATATTTATATGCTGCTTCGACATCACCACTACCCTCGAAGATCTCATCCTTATGAATGCGGCAGTTTGTTAGAGCTCCAACCCTAAGCAAAGCGGAGAGGGCAAATTCGCGTTCTTCTTCTGCAAGTTCGTACACACCCATTTTAAGCACCTCATCACTTGATGTTAGGTTAGACTAATACCGTTTACATCTACAAAGAAACACTGCAAATGTAAACATGTGTATACCGTCACTATCCGATTAAAGTGATTTACTTTTTAGCGTCGAACCCCACATGATGAGAAGCAACTTCTGTAAATTTACGAATAACATCCAAGGCGTAATCTCCTCTCTCAGCAAGTTTCCAAACCCAATGTACCACTTGCTGTGCGTTTGTCAGATAAGCAAGAGGGATTGAGTAAACCTGACCATGGATGTCTATCACCTCAAGCTCATCCGGGCAAACCTTAACCAGATCATCAAGCTCTTTTTCTCTTTCAAGAATCATAGTGATGCTCATGCGATTTTCCATTTCATCCTCCGAAAAAGCTAATAGTAATTTACTCAGTTATATTAACATAACGAAGATTGGATGATCTAGACAATGAAATGCTCAGCATTCTACAAAAACCAACTAGTTTATAGTGAAAATTTGAAGTCGGCTGCTTTTTCAAAAAATCAAAGTGCTATATTCAATACACCCCTTGCTTGCAAGGTATAACGGAGGGTTGGCCGAGTGGTTGATGGCACCTCACTTAGGATGAGGCATACGGGCCATAAACCCGTATCGCGGGTTCGAACCCCGCACCCTATTAAAGGGGTCGACGCTTGTCGGCCCCTTCTTAGTTTTCTGATCAATCAACCTATTATGTTCTGCTTTGCGGTTTCCAAGATTTCGGCGCAGCAGGCGTTCCATGCTTCGAACTGCCCATCAACTCCATCATCACAATAACCGTCAGTTGTCCGTAACAAATCCCAGCCATCAAGAGACGCCCCGTTCTGTGATTCCCACCATTTTTCGACTATGGAACGGTGCGGCAGTACCAGCGCTGACTGCGGGGCGTATACCGGAAACAGCCGTACGATATCCACTTTTGAAAATGGGAACATGACGTCATACGGGTATCCCTCCGGCAGCTCATCTTGATGAATCTACATCACCGGCTCACTGTCCATTGCGGCCAGCGCAAGTTCAGCAAGCTGCAGGTCAGCCAATATTTCTTCGCGCACGCTTTCGAACACATGCTGGCGTGACGCCATTTTCAACGCTTTGACATTATCGCGGGCGCGTTTGTGAAGCTGCTCTTTGGTTAATTTGCTGGTCATTGGTTAAGCCCTCACCCAGCCTTTGGATGTACTGCGGATTTTTCCTTCTTTACGTAGCGCCTGAAGCCGGCGATCGAGAATGCGGAAAGGTTCTGGCTTATTCTCATCCTTTACGATACGGCCACATTCTTCTGCTACATCCCTGACGTACGGACTGTAAAATGGCGTAGGGTGCGCATCAATTTTGCTCATTATTTTTGAGTAGAGTAATTCATATTTGGTCATTGGTTGGCTCCTGGCTTATTGATGCGCGATGTTATATTCCGACCGCAGTCGCAGCAGTAGAATGCTTTTCCGCCTCGAATGCCGCTGGTGTGCTGCCCCTCAAGGAATGAGCCATCCCAAGTATAAAACTGTTTGAAATCCACAACCTCTTTCGTGTGGAATCCATTCTCACCGCCGCAGTGCGGGCATGATCTCGGGTTTTCTATAGCCATCACTCAGCCTCCATCTTGATGCCAGCGGAGGCAGCTGTACGCGCATAAACGATCACACCGTCCTCGGGGCGCTTGCGCGGCAAAAAGATACCAGGGCGCGGCCACAGCGCAATAAAGCGACATTCGCTGTTTTCAAGACGGTGAAATGCTTTCTCACTCATCACACCTACCGGGCGAAGATGCTCCTGTTCGCGCTCTAGCTCGGCGATGCGCGCCTGCAATTCCTCGCAGTGGTCTGTTATCCCACGGCATTGAGTTTTCCAGTAGGCTTCCATCCCCTGCGCCTTCTCCAGCGCCTCTACCATAGCCCTCATGCGCCTAGCCACTGCCAGTTCGTCAGGGAATGCAAGACGCCAGGCTTCATTAAGCAGTTTGGCGCTAATGGGGTTCATACTGAAACGCTCTGTCATTAAGAACGCCAGCTTTTTTGCTCGTTCAAGCGCTAACTCAGCCTCAGTCATGGCTGGCCTCCTCGCGCAGCTGCGCTGCGATGCACGAAAAAAAAGACTCCCTCGTATGGCTGTTAAGAGCTGGCGCAAAGGCCGCATTAAGAACGGCAGCATCACAGCCGTCATCGATATAGAGCGCAATTTTTTTCTCCAGGCGCGCTTTGGCCTCCTGCAGCTGCATACCCCGGCAGGCGCGCGGGATATACTCAGCAATTTGAGCGATACATTTTTCGTTCTGTTTAAACATGCTTCACCCCGATAGGCTTGATGGTGTCCAGCAGCAGCCGGCGGCGCGTATTTTCTGCAAAGTGACGGCGCCCGGTTTCTTTGTGGTAAAACTCATTTTTGCCAACGACCCACATCCGCTCTGTTTGGTGCAGTTTTTTTGCCTGCGGACCGTCTTTGGTAATCACGATGCCGGTATGGGTTTTCACAATTGTCATAAGACCTCCCGTGATGACGATGCCGGCGTACAGGTAAAAATCATTTCCTGAATATCGAGGAAACGCTGGAATACAGGACAACCAAGCAGGCTGTAATTCATCCCTGACGCTGCCTTTGGCACCATCCCTAATCGTTTCATGTCAAAATCGATGACGGCGCGCTGATCGCGGAACAATCCCAAACGACCATGCCGGACAACCTCGCCGGTCGCTTCTGCTTCGGAAAAATACCGCTGGACAGTAGCGCGGCTCAGGCCCAGTTTGTTCATTGCCTCGGCGGTCGTGAGGCGCCCCTGATGCCTGGTGATCCGAATCACTGCGCGGACGTACTCTCTGCGCTCAACTGCAGACAATGCTCTTGCCATACATACCTCACTTAACGACGCGCATATGGCGCACGTTTTTGCGATAGCTGTCCCATTCAAAATTCACCCACATACCGCCGTCCATCTGGAGACGGTCAAGGATCCGAATGCCCAATGTTTCCTTCAGCGAGTCATAATTCAGGTTGGTAAGGATGCCTACAGGCCGCATGGAGGACAGTCGGCGATCGATAACCTGATTCAGGATGACTTTTTCACCGCTGCTTCCGCGCTGAATACCCACCTCATCTAGAATAAGCAGGTCCACATGGCACAAATCGTCCAGCAATGACGCCTCTGACTGCCCGCCGTCATAACATTCCCGAACACGCAGCATGAGATCCGGAATGGTCACCACTAGCACAGAGCGACCACCCGCCAGCAGGTGATTTCCGATCGCGGCCGCCAGATGGTTTTTCCCGGTTCCCGGCGCTCCGCTGAATACGAAACTCGCAAACCCATAGTCGAAATGCTGCGCGTAACTTTTCGCCATCGAGAGCGCCCGACGCTGGCCATCCGACTCAACCTGATAGTTATCGAATGTGCAGCCGCGGTGCAGATCCTGAATTCCTGCACGTCCAAAGATTTTCTCTGCACGCGCGCGTTGGTTTTGTTTTTCCAGTTCCTCACAGCGCTTACGGCCTTCTTCGGCTTGCCAGGCACGCCATTCATCAACGCTGCCGAATTTTGGCTGAACGCCAGGGGGAATGAGTTTTTTCAGTCGCGCCAGTGCATTCCCGGTACCAATCATGTTTTTCATCGCTACCCCCTGAATCCCGATGGGATGGTTTTGTCAGGTTCCGAAATCTGATTGGGATCTCGTGCGCGTGGCGCCTGCTGAATCGCCCACGGTTCGCTGAAATGCATACCAGGGCCAAAAAACGTTTTCGCCTGTTTCACGTACTGCGTGTCGAGGATTCCCTCGGCTTTAACGAAAGCCGCGTAACGCACCACTCCTGCGAAGATTTCCGCCGTAGTGGTTCCATCCCTGATTCGGGCATTCCAGGCTTTGAAAGCATCTGACTTGCTGTTTCCCCCTGCCCGCTTGGGATAAACCGACCAGACCTGCTCGAAATCATTCGGGTATATTTTTTGGGAATCAGGTTTATCGCCTTCGTCCTGGTTCTGATCGTCTGGGGGTGTGGCGAAGCCATGCCCCGAACTATCTTCTTCCTGATCCTGTTCCTGCTCCTGATCCTGTTCCTGGTTAAGGAACGGTTCGAGAACCCTTTCGGAACCCTTTAGTTTTGCGATGCCGATGTGGGATATTGCCGAGGCTAAAACCCGCGCCAGCTCTGGCTTAACCGTAGATGTGTCCGGGACCTGATCAAACAAACGCAGTGCTGCAATTCCCTGGTTTGGGTTTTCAACTGAATTCCAGGTCAGAAAGTTACGAATTAGCACCCATTTCGATGACGAATCGCGCGTTGCGAAACCGTTAGCCGATAGCTCATCAAACCCTTTCGAAACCCTTTCAGGAGTCCAGGCTAAGTCTTCCGAAACATATCCATCAGGCAGCCGGAAACACCCAATCATGTTCGTGTGTTGCCCGGTGAGCAGGTACAGCGCCAGCAACCTGGCATCATCCGATACCCGGCGCATTCCATCGCTTATCCAAAATGATGTATGCACCTTGCCGTAATCACGCATAGAGACCCCGTCGTTGCTTAAACTGGTGTGTTTTCATCACCAAGCACCCACCGCAAAGCCGCTGCGTATTCGCCGCTGGCGGTTTGAAGTTGCTGGGTGATTTCCTTACGGGATTTGAGACGAGGCTTTGTGTCGCCGAGGACAGCGCGCTGGCGGCGAGCTTTCTCGTGGCCAGTTACACCTTCTGCCACTGCCTCTAACTGTTTGACCGTTTCCCGTTGCTTTTCCGGTGGCATATCGACCAGCTGACGCGCTTGAGTGACAGTGACTTTTCCAGCCTCAACCGCCGTCTGGACGGCCTGCGTAGCATCCAGTAGAGCCACGGTTGCCTGAACCGTTTTTACGCTGCAGCCAAAAAGCAGGGCAATGTCATTTTCGTCATGACCGTATTCCATTTGCTGAACCATTTTTTTGGCCCGGCCCAGTGGGGTATCAGGTTGAGTTATCTCGTTTTCGCTGACCATGTATTTGGCCATTTGAATTGCTGAGCCGCGCTTAGCTATACCGGGTACCGGCCAGGGTTCCAGCCCTGCCCGCTTTCTCCTGGCGTTTGCTTCCATTGCGTTCTTTACGCGCTGCCGACCTGCAACCACGCATGTTTTCCCTGTCTCTGGGTCCTTCCACACGATAATCGGTTCGAGTACCCCAAGCTCCATGATGTTGAGAATCACAGCTTCATTAAGCGGTAGGTGTACTCGTTCGTCGTAAAGCGGGTGTGTTGTATCGGTAACCAGATGCAAACTTTCCGGTTCGAAAAACAGAACATTGCTTTTGCCGCTGGCGCCGTAAGCGTCTTTCGAATTTTTAGCCATGGGCGCCCCCGTTATTGATATTCAGTTGGTGAGTGTTCATAATTTCCCCTGTGAATTGATCCAGTTAATTCGCAACGAAAGCCGTTGGTGTTGCAGCACCGCGGCTTTCACCTTTTTTGATATTCCCCATTACAGAGCTCCCAGCATTGAAGTGACAATGGCCATCAGTGGCGCTGTTAACTCCGGGTCTATGCGGAACATCTCGACTATTCCCTCGCTCAGTTCTTTAAGCTTCTGATGGCGTGGTGCCCCCATAGCAACGGCAACCTTCGCTTCGCTGGTTTCTTTTTCCAGACGAGCCAGACGGGACATAAAATTGTCTTCGGGCATCAGGCGATAGCGAAACTCCAGCGGAAGAACGGCCATGATCGCCGGTGTAAGAAGGCGAACATAATCGCGATAGCGCTCAGACTCGGCCGGGTTGTCCAGGTAGCGAAATAGCTTTTGTCGGGCACGGCTGATGTCGGAAGGAAAGTCGATCTGCTCGCCGCCCTGCTTCCGCCACTCATCGATGATGTGTGCCGACACAACATCCTGACCTTCAGATGCAGACCAGGCGCGAACGGCAGAACGAATAGTGTCGTGATCAGCCACTATCTGCTGATTTCGCTTTATCAAAGCGCCGGTCTTGAATCCGGTATTTTGTTGAATGGAAAGTGTTTGCATAGTCAGCCCTCCTGTTTCGGCAGGCCGTCAGTGGGATTTGGGTATAGATCTGGCCGTAGTTCGTGGGGAGTTACACCTGTCGCCTCAAACACTGACAGAACTCGTTCGGCAGGGATGCCTTTGCGGCGCCACAGCGAAACGGCCATTTTTGAAACGCCGATCAAAGCGCCAAGAGCACTTGCCGAGCCAGATCGGATTATTGCATTTTCAATACCAGTCATAGGACCTCCTTTAGTGAACGAAGTAAAGCATCAATTTACCTATCAGTCAATAGACGCCTGCCTACCAACTGGTAAAGCTATTGTTTACAATCGATGCATGAATAAAAAAAATCCCAACCAGAGCCTCATTTCCAGGCTGACTGAACTGAATGGCAAAGGCTTCTCAAAAACTGAGATGGCCAAGGTTGCTAATGTCAGTAAGCAAGCGGTAACCGGATGGTTTCGAACCGGTAAAATCAGCAAAGAATCAGCCTTGGCAGTCGCTGATGCTGCAGGTGTTTCAGTACCATGGCTACTAGGTGAAGATGTTGGTGAGAAAGACGGACTTAAGCCAGATGAACAGCGCCTACTGGAGCTCTATCGCCAATTGCCGGAAGAAGAGCAACGGAACATCTTGCGAATCGTATCTCTGCGACTGAAGGAACTCGATGAGCTTTACGCCAAGTACATGGGACGACGAATTAAAAGCGAGAGAGATTAAAAAATGATATAATCTTATGTTTTTATTAGGTTTGTTTACACTTGGCACTCGGTTAGAAAACTTTAGATAGATTAAATCGCTTAAATTTATTGACGTTTAAACAGTAAATTTTACGGCTTTAGTGTGGTGGACTTGCATTTTGTAAGTTAACATATACATTAACTGTGGATGGGCTGATGATTCCAGAAATCTATACTGGCGGTAAAGACGATTTTATAGTTGCTCATTGCAAAGGTGCGACCAGTTCTTTGAAGGTAGCGATTAGGAGCGTCACTCCTACAAACAAACAGAAAAAGATGCTGATTTCGCTTCGTTTACAAATTGAACGCTTGTCGTCATGTAAGAGATCCGCAGACCTTAGTGTCAGGAAAGAAGGTGAACTTCCATCCTACAAAGGTAAGCCCAGAAAAAATTTTTGGGCTATCAAGAAGATTCCCATCCGAGGGTACTACTGGGAATCCGAGCGAGTTCCTAAAACGTTCTTCATAAGTCATTATATTTACAAAGATTTTGACGACTTACATGATTCAGATACCCAAAAAGTTTGCAATAACTGGGATCGAATCGAGAGAGGCTTAGATGACTGCTAACAATTATGACACAGAAGATGACTTTGAATTTCCCTACATCAGTGAACGGGAAATGTGCTGCGAACGGTTAATCTTCAACACTACCGAAGACATTCTTCTTGCTATGCAAGATACCGGGATTAGCCATACTGAACTTGCGAGAAAACTAGGGAAGTCTAAAGCCTTTGTTAGCCAACTCCTTGATGGTACAAGGAATATGACACTTAAAACCCTTGCTGATATCTCATATGCATTGGGTGTCGATTCTAAAGTTGTAATAACTAAAGAAGGAAGAGATGTATCCCATCAACTAGTTCCTGATTGCACTTATGATCGATATGTTTCTAGTTTTAACAATATCAGTTCAGTGAATATGCAGGTGATAAAAATCACTGTTACTTCTAATGAGATGGACTACGTAGAAAATGCATTTACAGGATCTGAAGTTAATCGAATCTTCTGCAGTTAATATTTTTTTTAATCAGAATGTTACATCTTCCGGCCAAGGAAGCATCAAGGTTGAGTATGGTACCGTTGAGTTTGAAGTCGGGGGGCATCTTACTGATAATCCTGAAACAACGGTTGTTGCCCTTAAAGCAACACCTTGCATTCGAGGATTTCGGAAGGATATAGAGCATGTAGAAGGGCAAGAAGATTTCATTCTTAAAATTGAAATTAGGATGCTCTATGCCTTTGATAGCAAACTAGAACTTTCTGAAAAATTTATTCAAGAAAATTCATGGTACTTTTCTTCATTTTTACGAGCCTATTTTAGGCAATATGCTGAAGACATATTAAAAAACACCACTTTAAATGGTATAAAATTACAGGCTAATTAGTTGTATTTTATTGTTTTTTATATTTTATTCCCATCCCGGCGTTATGCCGGGTTTTTTGTGCCCTTAATACGCTAACCCCGACACCTATCTCCCTCGAACCCTCTATCCCAACCATAGCGTCGCGATTTTTTGTCTCTTATCACCTTTTCAAAATCTCCTCAGGCAACAAGTAAAGCAATACTGTACTTTATTGTCTTCATATACTTGACTCATTAGTAAAGCGGTGTTTTACTAATGACACCAAAACGCACAACGGACCACCCAGGCATGGAGCCCACGAAGTAGCTGCCGGCGGCATACGAAACACCGGATGAGGTGGAGAGATCAACGCGCAGTAGGTTTAAACGTTCCGCTGGCCACGTAATGGCTGAGGTTGAAATGAGTAAGCAAGGCATCAGAGCCATGGTCATTTCGGCAGTAATTGGACTCTTCATCTGGATCGCGCTTATCAGCGCACTGAGGGAGTTATTTCTATGATTGATTTCGCACGCAAACCCGCTCGTCAGCAGGCTATTCGTTTAAGTCCGCTGTCATCTTTCATCCGCCGGGTGTGCTACATGCTCGCGCAAAAAGGAGACCCTTCATGAGCACGATGTTTGCCCTGGTTCTCACCGTCAGCATGCTGACGGGCGGTAATCAGGATGTCCTGCTCGGCGTTTACGACACTGAGAATGACTGCAAGGCAGCCGCAGAAGAGCAACACGTGAAAGCTGAATGTTATCCGCTGAAAGGTGTACTGGACGAGCATCCGGCCGGGTTCACGGTGCAAATGTAGGGGGAAGAATGCAGAAGAAATGCGGTTACTGCTGTAAAGCAATCGAGGGAAAACCAATGGTAAGCACCCTGTTGTACCTCCAGGGGAACCAGCTCGCACGGAAAGAAAAAGAGTATTGCTCAGAACGTTGCGCCTCTCACGACCAGATGGCTCACGAGGGCTAACGTAAACCCGCCGAAGCGGGCTGTACGTCCGGTGCCACCGACCAAAGTTACACCGGAAATTACCAAAACCAATGACCACCCTGAATGGGCGCTACCAATGGCCCGGGGGATTCTACATCCAAAATAGAGGCTATCACATGGAATATTTTTATCTGATAAAAGCGACTCAAAAATCGGGTAAAGCTGATGCCGTAATCTGGCGCACTAATAAATCAGGAGCCCGCGCCCTTCTGCAGCTGGACGTCGATCTGGAAGACGCTGGGATCGAAACAGGCCGCGGCAAAGACTATCAAAAACCAATTCGTACCGATTTCCCGGTATTCAACGACCTGCCGGCGGAGGGTGTTCTCGATTACTCATGGTGCGAACGCTACAAGCTCGGTGATGATGGTCGCACCTGGGCTCTGAAGCCAGGTCAGGCGCCTGCGGATCATCACATCGATGATGCCGGAGTATCCGCTGAGCCCGTTAGTGGCGAGCTGGTTGATGCCAATACTACTGGCGACGCGGCGCAAGGTGAGACCGTGGAAACTTTCGGTAGCGATGAATACCAGGACGATTCGAGCGCGCTTTTTAACGTGGCAGAACTCCCCTTTCGCGCTCAGCTGCTGGCGCAGTATTTGGCCGAAGAACGTCACGTTTATCATATCAGCATGCCTCACCGGCAGGAGCTGTCAGTTCTTGAAATGGACACTGATAATGCAGCTGTCCAGGATCTGATTCTGGCCGCCGAGAATATCCCTGAAATCAAAAAATACGATATGCCAGCGCTCTGGAAATTCACCAGTGCCAATAAAAAAGTCTTCCCGGAAGGGAAGCGGTATGAGCTCGGCAAGCGTATCCAGTTTGCAAAGCTGTGGTTCGCCACGAACGCGATCGACCGCGGCACTCTCACCAGGGAATGGGCTGCCGGTAACTGCATTTCTTCGATTTTGAAAACCGATGCAGGTACGAATGCTGGCGGCGGTAATAAAACCGATCGCAACCCTGACTACACCCATACCCTTGATACGCTCGATGTAGAAATAGCCCTGGCCACAATGCCAATGGATTTCGATATCTACAATTTCCCGGCATCAATTCACCGCCGGGCCAAAGAGATCGTTCAGAAGAAAGAAAGTCCGTTCAAGGAATGGTCTGCAGCGCTGCGCAAGGTCGCAGGCATCCTGGATTATTCACGCGCAGCCATTTTTGCCCTTATTCGTGGCGCCACCAGCGATATTCACCACTTCCCGGTAAGCCTGCAGACCTATATCAATGCGAACCTGACCGAGCATAAGCATGACGTCCCTTCTGCTGAGACGCTTGAAAAAGCCGGTCATGTTTCATCTGCCGCCGTCACTCTGGACGCTGTGAAAAAGGCTATCGATGGAGATGAAGGTGTGCCTGACCTGGAAACTCTCCCAACTGACTTTCAGGTAATTGGCACCGAACTGGTGAAAGAAGCTCAAAAGAAACGCCCTGACGCTAATCAGGTTCTGGCCGCCGAACGTGGCGAATATGTCGAAGGCATCAGTGACCCCACGGATCCGAAGTGGATAACCGAAGACCTGACCAAACCCAAACAGCCTGAAGTTTCAAACATGGGCAATGGTGTTTTTTCGATTGATGGTCTGATGGATAGCCAGCCAGCACCAGTACTTTCTATCGTGGACCAGGCGCGCCAGCGCGCTGCAGAAGAAAAATTACATCCAGCTAATTCCGGGGAAACCACCAGCGATGTGCAGATGGAAACGGCTCAGCCGGTCGAAGACGAAAATGATAATGCGGTATCAGCAGGCGAAGGCGCTGATGAGCCTCCTGCGCAAACAATTGCCGTGAACATGAGCAAAATACTGGCTGAACGCTGCCCGGATCTTACCGCCGAAGTGCTGAAAAGCCAGGTTTCAGAGAGTGCTCATAGCGATGAAGAGGAAGAGGCTGAACAAGCAGCGCCAGCATGGCCGGAGTATTTCGAGCCTGGTCGATATGAAGGCGTGCCAAATGAGGTCTACCACGCCGCTAACGGCATCAGCTCCACGATGGTTAAAGATGCCCGGGTATCGCTGATGTATTTCGAGGCGCGCCACGTATCCAAAACCATCCAGAAGGTGCGCTCTCCTGTTCTGGATATGGGCAATCTGGTGCATGCACTAGCGCTGCAGCCTGATCAGCTGGAAAAAGAATTCAGTATCGAGCCGGAAATCCCGGAAGGTGCCTTCACCACGACGGCGACGATCCGCGCATTTATCGACGAATACAACAACGGGCTTCCGGTTTTACTCAGCGCAGATGACATCAAAAGATTCCTGGAGGAATACAACGCGAACCTGCCCGCCCATGTTCCCTTGGGTACATCAGTTGACGAAACCGGCCAGGGTTATATGTCTTTACCTGCTGAGTTCCAGCGCATTGAAGACGGTCAGAAGCAAACCGCCACCGCAATGAAGGCCTGCATCAAAGAATACAACGCCACCCTGCCCGCCCAGGTGAAAACCAGCGGTGGCCGCGATGCCTTACTGGAACAGCTGGCGCTTATTAATCCTGACATGGTTGCTCAGGAAGCACAGAAGGCGCAGCACCTGAAAGTCTCTGGCACAAAGGCCGATCTGATTCAGGCCGTGAAATCGGTAAAACCGGATGCCGTGTTTGCCGACGAGCTGCTGGATGCATGGCGCGAGAACCCGGAAGGAAAAGTGCTGGTTACCCGCCAGCAGCTGGCTACGGCACTGGCCATTCAGAAAGCACTGTTGAATCACCCGACCGCTGGCAAGTTGTTGACGCACCCGAGCCGAGCCGTCGAGGTGAGCTATTTCGGCATTGATGAGGAAACCGGGCTGGAAGTTCGCGTGCGCCCTGACCTTGAGATAGACATGGGCGGCCTGCGCATCGGTGCAGACCTTAAAACCATCAGCATGTGGAACATCAAGCAGGAAGGCCTGCGCGCGAAGCTGCATAGAGAAATCATTGAGCGCGATTACCACCTCAGTGCGGCTATGTACTGCGAAACCGCAGCCCTTGACCAGTTCTTCTGGATATTCGTTAACAAAGACGAGAACTACCACTGGATCGCCATCATCGAGGCATCCGAAGAACTGCTGGAACTCGGCATGCTGGAATACCGCAAAGCTATGCGCGCCATTGCGAACGGTTTCGACACTGGCGAATGGCCGGCGCCGATTACCGAAGACTACACCGAAGAACTTAACGATTTTGATATGCGCCGTCTCGAAGCGCTGCGCGTACAGGCATAAGGGGGAATAACAATGTCCAATTTAGTCGCAACTACTGAAAACCAGACCCAGAAGATCGACAACGTTTCTATCCTGACGAACGGTGAATTGTTCAACCGCCTGCGCACGCTCTCGGAAGTAATGGCCAATAGTGGAAACTTCGTGCCTGAGCATTATCGCGGGAAACCAGATGCGTGCATGGCTGTAGTGATGCAGGCAGCGCGTTGGGGTATGGATCCGTTTGCAGTGGCACAGAAAACCTTCATCGTGGGTAACTCAGGTGTGCTTGGCTATGAGGCACAACTGGTGAATGCGGTAATTAACACCATGGCTCCGACAAAAGACCGTATTCACTTTGAATGGTTTGGTGCATGGGAAAATATCGTTGGCCGCTTCATTAAAAAAACCAGCGGCAAAGGTAACGACTACATCGCGCCGGGCTGGGATTTGCAAGATGAAGCTGGCGTGGGCGTCCGCGCCTGGGCAACCCTCAAAGGAGAATCAGAACCTCGCGAGCTTGTGCTGATGCTTTCGCAGGCACAAGTCCGCAACTCTACACTGTGGGCGAGCGACCCCCGCCAGCAACTGGCCTATCTCGCAGTTAAACGTTGGGCGCGACTGTACTGCCCGGATGTGATCCTCGGTGTCTATACCGCCGATGAAATTGATGAGCGTGAGGAGAAGGTGATCAACCCCTCGCCTGTTGAAAGGGTCACCATTGATGAGATTGCCAGCAGTGCGGGAACATCAGCTAGTGCACAGGAATCAACCAAAAATATCGATCAGTTAGCCGACGATTTGCGTGACCGCATTGAAAAAGCAGTGACAGTCGACCAGGCAAGCGCAATCCGTGGCGACATCGAAACCCAAAAACCAACACTTGGTACCGCGCTATACACGGAACTGAAAAATAAAGCCGTTCGTCAATATCACCTGGCTGATCACCGTAACCGGGTGGAAGCGGCTATAAATTCACTGCCAAATCCTGGCGATCCGGAAGCCGCAGAATCGTTTGCTAAAGCCGAAGGTGTTCTCAATACCGCCAAACGTTACCTGGGCGATGAACTGTACGACCAGTTCCGCATCACCCTGGACGACATGAAACCGGAATACGTGGGCTAAGGGGGGCGGGAGGGCTCGCCCTCCCGGTAACGATATGACGAAAATTACTGAACGCGGAATGATTTTTAACGCTGAGATGGTGCGGGCCATCCTTGACGGCCGGAAGACGCAGACCCGGCGACCTATCAAATGGAAACAGACTCGGTTCACTGAAATTGGTGAGCGTGAAGACGGTAGCAAATGGCCGTGGAGCGAAGATGCAGAGCATGCTTTCGATTTCTGGCATCCATGTCCGTTCGGTTCCGTCGGCGATCGTATCTGGGTGCGAGAGACGTTTCAGGGGCCGCTATTCGATTTCGACCTTATGGATAGCTATTGCAAAGACTCAACTCCTTTTGAGAAGTCAGAGTTTTGTGTTTACAAGGCTGACGGCGTGCCTGCGCCAGAGTTTTACGATGCAGATGATGAACTGCATTGCTGCTGGCGACCATCTATCCATATGCCGCGCTGGGCCAGCCGCATTCTGCTGGAAATCACCGGCGTGCGGGTTGAGCGGTTGAAGAGTATTAGTGATCGCGATGCGCTACGCGAAGGGTGCAGTACCGCCGACATGAAGAGTGGCGACTGTGTGGCTGATGTGTTCGCGCGCCTGTGGGCGTCAATCTACGGCGACGAATCCTGGAATTCCAATCCATGGGTTTGGGTTATTGAGTTCAAACGAATTGAGGAGCTGACAGCATGAGTCTTAAACATCGATTACCTGAGCTGGAAGCTAGCATTGATCCCGCTATATTGCGCGCTGCCGCCGATGAATATTCGGATCTGCTTCTGACTTTGTGCTTGTGCATGAAGATGGCTGGCCCCACTCGGGCGAACGTGCGCGCCTGCGCCACCGGGCTTAAAAAGCGCCTGACAACCTGGCACAGCCAGAAAGAGCTCAATGCAATTCTGTCCAGTTGGGATCCCGTTGGCTATGTTCTCGGCCTCCGCCGGGAAGCGAACGACAACGCGCGCGCAGCTGGCGATCCGGTTGATGTCTTTGTGTGAGGTGAATATGCGACTGATTAACCGAAGCAAACAATCACCGCTGGGCCGCCAGGCGTGAGATGCGGCACTGGCAAAACATGTTGAGCTTTATGGCGATTATGGCAGGCAGAAAATGAAGCGGACCTATACCGTCGTGGTTCAGGGCACAAAAATCACTGTTGAGGTCGTTAATAGGAATTGCAGCTACGTGGCCACGGCCATGAACTGCGCCCGGCGGCTCCGGCATTTACCCGGTCAGGTTTCCTGATATCGGAATATCACCCTATCGGGCTTTGATGGCTCATATTAATCAAACTGGAGGTTTACATGGGACAGCTCGTTAGCTTAGAAGACTGGGCTTCCGGTCCTAATGGGTTTAAGCATCCGCCATCCAGAGCGTCGTTGCACAGAATTGCAAAAACGGGACAAACGATCCCGAGGGCGCTAAAGCTTGGTCGGCGATGGGTTATAGATGAAGATGCAAAATTCATAGGCTTAATCACATCGCCGGTTCTACCACCCCGCATGCCGAAAGCGGTTAAAACGCTAATGGAGCGAGTAATTAATGGCAGCCAGACCACGTGATCACAAAGTTAATATTCCAAATCTTTATTGCAAATTGGATAAACGTAACAGCAAAACTTACTGGCAATACCGGCACCCCTTAACCGGTCAGTTTATCGGGTTTGGCACTGATCAGGATGCGGCCAGTCAGGCCGCAACTGAACTTAATCGCCTGCTGGCACAACAGGAAACGGCTCAGTCGTTTGCCCTCATAGATATGGTGAATCATAAAAAGGTTAATTCAAAAAAATCCATACGGATGCGGGTATGGATAGACCGTTATCTAAAGATTCAAGAGGAGCGACTCAGTGATAACGAAATAAAACTTAATACGCTCAAATCGAGAAAGACATGCGTCGGTGTTCTTGCACAACGGATGCCTGATGTTGGGATACAGGAAGTAACCACGAAAATGCTTGCAGCCATTACCGACGAATATAAAGCCAAAGGTAAAGCACGAATGGCACAAACGCTTCGTAGCGTCTGGATCGATTTGTTCAGGGAAGCACAACATGCGGGCGAAGTTGAGCCAGGATACAACCCGGCACTAGCTACCAGAAAAGTCGTTGCTCGAGTAAACCGCTCTCGACTGAGTTTTGAAATGTGGCAAGCGATCTTTGAAGCGGCCAGCGATATGGCCCCTTACGTTCAAAACTCCATGCTGTTGGCGATAGTCACCGGACAAAGGCGCGGTGATCTCGCCAAAATGAAGTTCTCAGATGTTTGGGATGGATACCTGCACGTTAAACAGCTAAAGACAGGTGTGAAACTTGCTATTCCACTCAGTTTGCGCAGTGAGGTGCTAGACATTAGCCTGGCACAAGTGATCAAGCGCTGTAGGGATCGGGTTGTTAGCCCGTGGCTTCTTCACCACGTAACGTCCAGCGGGAAAGTAAAAGCCGGCGATCAGGTTGGCGAGAACAGCCTTAGCGTTTCCTTCAAACTCGCAGTGGATAGCACTAACCTTTCCATTGAAAGAGGGAAAACAATGCCTACTTTCCATGAGCAGCGCTCACTGTCCGAACGTCTGTATGAGGCACAGGGAATCAATACCCAACAGCTGTTAGGACACTCATCAGAAAAAATGACAGCACAGTATCACAACGATCGGGGTCTCGATTGGGTGAAAGTAAAGGTGTAGCTACGTGAAAAATTGGGCCGTACCCCCATGCAAATTTAGCAAAATTTAAAGATTCATTTTGGGGAAAAGTTTTGGAGGGATTTTGGGGAAGAAAAAATCGAAAAAAAACCGGGCATCGCGCCCGGTTATCGTGTCAGCCCGAAATGGCC